TTCTGGATTCTGCCGGTGATCCGATCCTAGATAGCAATGGCGATCCGCTCGGCATCCCGGACGATATGAAATTTGCAACACTCTTGCTTATCGGCGAGTTCTACAAGAATCGCGAAGGGCAATCCGAGAATCAGGTTGACCCGCAATACGGCTACGCCTACCTGAATCGCGCTGTCATTTCTCTGCTATATCGCTATCGCACTCCGAGCTTGAGCTAATGGCAATTGATGCCGGGAAACTCCGTCATCGCGTCGCGTTGCAGGCCCAGGCCCAGGCGCAAGACCCGAATACTGGCGAGGTCACTGTTTCGTGGCAGACGCAGGCGACCGTATGGGCGGCAATCGAGCCGCTATCTGTGCGCGAATTTTTGCAATCTCAGGCCGTGCAGTCAGAGGTAACAACCCGCATCACGATTCGCCGCAGGAGTGACGTAACGGCCGCATGGCGCGCGGTCCATATGGTCAATGGAATTGAGGGAAAGATTTACAACATCAAAGGCATTTTGTCCGATCCGATCAGCGGCTTGGAATATCAAACGCTTCCCTGTGCGGAGGGCGTGAATCAGGGCGGCTCATAATGCTATTCGCGGTTTTGTGTACTGGCCCGAGCCTGACGCGCGAATAGATCGATGCGTGCCGAGGAAGGTGCAAGGTTGTTGCAGTATCTGACGCTTGGGAGCTAGCGCCATGGGCTGACGCGATGGTATCGCACGATGCTCAATGGTGGCGCGCGCATCCCGAGGTGACGTTTCGCGGACCTAAGTTCACCGCGCATCCATCCGGCTTACACGAAATTGGCATCAAGGAATTTCGGCATGCGGAGGGGAACAGCGGAACGCTTGGTATCGAGGTCGCGATATATCGCGGCGCAACTCGAATCCTATTGCTCGGATGCGATCTGAAAGGAACACACTACTTCGGGCCGCATTCATTACCCGGACTCAAAAATACGACGCCGGAGAGGTTCCAAATATTTCAACGGCAGTTTGCGCTCCGATCACACCTTCCGGTCGTGAACTGTTCGCCTGATTCGGCGCTTGAATGTTTTCCACGCGGCAATTTGTTGGATGAATTGAATGCCTACGGCATGGCTTGCGATTCGCCCGGCTGAAGGTCGGATAGAAACATTCACGGCGGGATTGAAGCGGAGCGGCTTTGCAGTCAAGCAAGCCATGACGATGAATCCGGCTGATGGCGATGTGCTGATTATCTGGAATCGCTACGGCCAAGCAGATCAATGCGCGAACGCTTTTGAAAAGCTCGGTTTGCGAGTGCTGGTGGCTGAAAACGCGACATGGGGCAATGACGCATCAGGAGGGCCGTGGTTGTCGTTGTGGCTCGGCACGCATAACCGCTGTGATTCGATCGCCGTGGGCGATACGGCTCGCTGGGATGCGCTAGGAATTGATCTAGCGCCGTGGCGGCCGGATGGCGGCGAGACTGTTGGATTGCCGCAGCGTGGAATTGGTCCCGCAGGAATTGCGATGCCTCGCGGATGGATTCCGCCGGGTTGCGATCGAATCAGGGCGCATCCGGGCACGAATGATTGCATGCCACTGGAAACCGATCTTGCGCGCGCCTCGAAAGTCGTTACATGGGGCAGTGGCGCGGCGGTTAAAGCGCTGCAATTGGGTATCAATGTCGAATCGCATATGCCGGGTTGGGCCGGCGAACAGAACAATACGGATGCGGGGCGACTGGCGATGTTTCAACGGCTTGCTTGGGCGCAATGGACGCTGCGCGAAATTTCTGATGGCGTGCCATTCGCGCATATATTAGAAGACGTAACGGCGAGGTAGTAATGCATAAGGCGAAGATCGTAATGTCAGGCCACGGACGTGGCGAAGTTTTCTTGGATGGCGTGAAGGTTCCCGATGTCAAGCAAGTTTCTTTTGATGCGGGCGTGGACAAAACAAACTAGGTCACGCTGATCTTTGGGGTCGCAGAGATTGAGGCGGAAGGCGAGGTGGATATCACCACTATTAGTGATGACTGTCGAAAGTTTGCCATCGACTTTCAGCATGCCGCCCAAAAGGCACAAGAGCATCAAAGAATTTTGCGTGATTCGATAGAATCCGTGGGAACCCCCAGTTCTTTCTAAAGATGCTCAATAGCAAACTGCACCACATAAGGCGCCGGTTTCCACGACGCAGCATCTTCCGAAAGGTAATAGCGCAACGAGCGGTCGGTGATGCCAATCCGGCGTGCGGCCTCCCTTTGAGAGAGGCCGGCGCGCTCGATCAATCCGCGCAGATATTCAGGACTCGGATTGTGTTTTGAGGCGTTCGGTTTCATAGGCGCGAAGACGGGCAATGCCGTGTTCCAGAGATGCGATGGTTTCAACTATTGCCTCTTTTGTCCACGCCTCGTTCGGGTCCGATTCGCACGCTTCAATTAATTGCTGGATGGGATCAAAGGAAAACAGTGGAGTCTCGGGTGTATAAGCGTCCGTGACATGAATGGTAAGCGGCAAGCTTTTTCTTGCTGGGCCATAAAAGCCCTCGACGACGATAATGAGGCATTCAGCATCGGAATCAAAGGCAAGTTTTGCCAGCGTCTCTGGATTGTGCAGTATAGATTCCTTCGTCCTATCTTCGGCATATTTGATCAGAGAGCGAATCTCATCCGCAATATCATCAACATCATCAGAAGATTTAGCGAAAGAATCTCGCGCAGTTAAGCTGGCAAAATTCAGACCGGAAGTTTCGCTCAAATGCAGCCCATGTTCCAAGAGGGCGTTTTTTACCAAACTAAGTGATCCTTTCCCGAAATTTTCGATCTTCAAAAGATCAATTGAGCTAAGGCCACATAGTTGATCAACAGTAATCACGCCGACAGATCGAAGTATGTTTTCGGTTCTGGTCGGGAGTAGCAGAATGGACAAATCGGTATTCATTATCGCCTCGCAAGTTTGCTGGATTTTGTGCCTCGCCGTTTGGCTGGCGAGAGAATAATATAGGAACTGAATTCCTAATGTCAAGCCCCCATAGGCGTGAAGTATGACGGCCATCTTGATAACCGGAAAAGGCAATGGCCATCCCTACTTCGCACGCACCGATACGGTCGGGTTCGGAGTCAAAGCGTGAATCTGCAGAAGTTGACCAGGGCGGAGGCGTTGCAGGCGGGCGCGAAGAGGTACTTCACGGGCCAGCCGTGTTCAAAGGGGCATGTCGCCGAGCGCCTAGTTTCCAACTTCGGCTGCCTGGAGTGCGCCGCAGAGAAATTTAAGCGCTATTACCAATGCAATGCCGATGCTCTGCGCGCTCGTGTTGCTGAATGGCGGCTCGCCAACAATGAAGACCTCAATGCGCGTCGCCGACATGACCGCGCAGCCATGGGTGACGAATATCGAGCGGCCCGGCGAGAGGAGTACAGCCGGAACGCTGACCGGGAGCGCCGTCGGGTCGCAGCGTACAGAAGTGCGAACCCTGAGAAGGTGCGTGCCAGCCAGTCGCAATGGCAACAGGCCAACCGCCATATGAAAGCGGCGGCGCAGGGACGACGAAAGGCAGCGTAGCTGCGCGCCACACCTCAATGGGCGGATGCTGGCGCGATTCTTCGAGTCTATGAAGAAGCCCAGCGCCAGACGTGTGAAACAGGTATTCCTCACGAGGTCGACCACTTCTATCCGCTGCTCGGCAAGAGCGTTTGCGGGCTTCATGTGCATTAGAACCTGCGAGTCATCACCGCACGGGCGAATCGATCGAAGGGCAACAGGGTGGAGCCTCAAGCATGAATGTTCTAATGACCGGACGAGGAACCGGTGGCAGCTTCGAAATTCGAGGAAGCCAGCTTGGTTAGGCTATTGGCGCAGATGTAGTGCCAGAAGCGGAAACCTACGATTGCCGATCCGCCGATGTCGTGATCTGCGTCAAGCGCATCTCTGAAAGACTGTTGCGCACGGTCAAGGCAAGTGGTAAGCCGCTAATATGGGACGTGGTAGACGCCTATCCATAGCCGAATCACTGGAGCCGCGACAATTGCATGGCATGGCTCTATGGCGAGTTAGACAGAATTCAACCGGATGCGGTTGTCTGGCCGACCGAGCGGATGATGCGAGATGCAGACTTCGCCGGGCCACAAATTGCCATACCGCATCACGCTTGGGCAAAATATCAGGCATATCCGGTGCGGGATAAGGTCCGCATTGTCGGCTACGAGGGCGCAGAAAACTATCTAGGCCGCTGGCGCTCAATCGTTCAGCGAGAATGCGACAAACGAGGATGGGTGTTTCAAATCAACGGCGATATGCAAAACGCCGATATCGGAATTGCTCTTCGAGATGGTGAAGGCTATGCGCAAAAGAATTGGAAGCCCGGAACGAAACTAGCGAACCTTCAGGCTTTGGGCATCCCGGCGTTGTGTAGTCCAGAAGCGGGATATCGAGAAATCGCGAACGGTTCCGAGCACTGGATCAAAGCGGATGAGGATGTGGCGATTGCATTCTCCGCGCTAGAATCATCCCGCTCGCGGGAGGTCATTTAGAGATTTCAAGATCGTAGCGTTCTGACGTTGAAATCCATAGCGGCGAGGTATAAGGAATGGCTCTTGCGGATGGCGTTGAAATCCTGACGCATCCCGCAGATTCGATGAGCGCACGCACGATGCTGGATGCGATGCGGCAGGCGAGCCCATTGCGATGCCTAAACTCGGCGGGTTATATCGGGAAGCGTCACTTTCTCATGCTATGGGGGTACGGAAGGCCGGGGAATGAGGAGATTGTGCGGCATCACATCAAACGTGGCGGACGTGCGATTTTGTGGGACTTGGGCTATTTCGGTCGCGCAAAGGCGATCGGATATTTTCGCCTCAGCGTCGATGAATGGCACCCGCAACGTTTGATGGATCGGACGCCGCAAGATGAATCAAGATTCCGAGCGCACAACATAGCGCTAAGAGATGACTACTCGCCGGAAGGCCACATCATCATCGCGGCGCTTGGCAGGAAATCGAAAGCGTATCTAGGGCTTCATGATTGGGAATTACGCAAGGCATAGGAGTTGCGTTCACGTTTCCCGATTCGAGAAATAGTCATCCGAGAGAAAGGCGATCAGGTTCCGATTGATCAAGCGCTGTGCGGAGCTTCCCTGTTGGTTTGCAAACACAGTAATTGTGCGGTAGATGCAATCGTTGCCGGCGTTCCATTCGAATGCGAAGACGGCGCGGCGCAATGGTTGGCGGGAAAAGAATTCACGCCAGAGAATAGGGCTGATTTTCTGCATAGGCTAGCGTGGTGGCAGTGGAAGACGAATGAAGCGGCGCAGGCGTGGAAATTCATTTTGAAGGTAACGGCATGAAAATCAACATTGGGTGCGGCTCGCGAGTGATGGATGGTTGGTTCAATTGCGATATTGCGCGCGATCCAAACGCGCCCCGCGATCCTGAGTTGCTGTGCGATGCAAAGTAGGTTCCGCTTGATGATGGTTGCGCGGATGTCGTACAAGCGATTCACCTATTCGAGCATTTCCACCGATGGGACGTGGAAACCGTGCTGCGCGAATGGTGCAGGCTACTGAAGCCCGGCGGTCAGTTGATCCTCGAACTCCCCAATCTTGTTAAGTGCTGCGAGAACTATCTAAACGGCCGAACTCGTGGCGGCAAGAATCCCGACCAGCTCGCCAGATGGGGGATTTACGGAGATCCCCGCACGGGCAATCCATATATGTGTCATCCGTGGGGATATTCTCCAGAAGAGGTAATCTAGCTGCTACTCGCAAATGGTTTCCGCATCGCCAAGGAAAAGCCTACGCAATACCATCCGGCGGGGCGTGAGCATCGCGATATGCGAATCGAGGCGATCAAGGCATGAATCCCCTGCGCGTCTACATCGGTTATGACGCTCGCGAGCCGGAGGCATATCGCGTTGCAGAATCTTCGCTGCGCAAGCATGCATCGGTGCAGGTATGCGTCACCCCACTGAAAGCCGATAGGCTGGCATCGTGCGGACTGCTGCGACGCGCGTAGGATCGGCGCGGCTCTATATATGATCTGCCGAGCAACGCGCCATGCAGTACAGACTTCGCAATTTCGCGCTTTCTTGTGCCGCACCTTGCGCAAACTGGCTGGGCGCTATTTGTTGACTCTGACGTTGTGTTCCTTGACGATGTGGCAGAGTTATTCGACCAAGTTGACGATAGTAAGGCCGTCATGGTGGTAAAGCATTCGTAGCCGGAAACCGGCGGTCTGAAAATGGACGGTAAGGAATAGACTCACTACGAGCGGAAAAACTGGTCAAGCGTTATGCTGTTCAATTGTTCGCATACGGCAAATCAACGCCTGAGCCTGCAAGATGTGAATGAACGTCCAGGCCGCGATCTGCATCGATTCTACTGGCTGCATGATTCGGAAATCGGAATGTTGACCCCGGATTGGAACTGGCTTGTCGGGGTGCAGGAAAAACCGTTCTTCCCGAAGCTGGCACACTTCACGTTGGGCGCCCCATTCTTGCCGAATTGGAAAGGCTCGGAGCACGATGAAATCTGGCTTGGAGCGGCGCACTGATGTTTCCGCCAGTGTTCAGTACCGCCGTCGCCGCGCCCGCCGTCACCGCATTACTAGGCACGAATCCGACGCGTCTATATCTTTTTGGCGAGGCTCCGCAAGGCGTAGCAAAACCTTATGCCGTCTGGCAAACCGTCGCCGGCTCGCCGGAAAACTATCTCGGCACACTACCCGATATCGACCATTGGGTTGTGCAGGTAGATGTCTATGCGGATACGGCATCAAGCGCTCGCGCCGTTGCATAGGCTTTGCGCGATGCATTCGAGGGGAAGGCATACGTGACGGACTGGCTCGGAGAATCGCGCAGCACGGACACGCTAAATTATCGGTACGGCTTCATGCTGTCATGGTGGAAGCCGCGCTAACGAATCCGGGGAGCGCTCTCCGGCTAACTCCGCAATGGTGCGGAATCTTTTCAATCATCTAGATGAGGTATCAAAATGGCATTGCTCACTAAGGGCACGTAGTTCTACTTTGTCAATCCCGCGACCAATGCGGTCGTTGAACTCTATTGCGTGAAAACGCTTGATCCTGGTGGCGCGCAGCGCGGCCAGATTGAAACGACCTGTCTGAACGCTTAGTCGCGTTCGTATCTTCCTGGCCTTCCGACTCCAGGGCAGGCAACGCTGACGATCGATTTCGATCCTCGCCAGCCTAGCCACGTTCTGTTTCACGATCTCTACCTCACTGGCGAAACGCTGCATTTCGCGGTGGGCTGGTCGGATGGTACGGCAAGCCCGACCGTGAACTCTGCGGGCGATTTCGTCTTCCCGGCGACGCGCTCATGGCTGTCGTTCGATGGCTTCATCCAAAACTGCCCGTTCAACTTTCAGGTTGACCAGACGGTGCAATCGAGCGTGCAGATTCAGGTATCAGACTTCCCGGACTTCCTCGCGAAGACCCCCTGATCGTGGCTGATGCGGTTGACGTTCGCGGACTGGAGGGGGCGCTTGACTTGCTCAAACGCCTCCCTGAAGAACTCGTCTCCAGCAAAGGGGGCGTTGTCCTGTCTGGCCTGCGCAAGGGCGCAACGCTCGTCCGCAAGGCTTGGCAGGCAGAAGTCCAGCGGATGGTGGATGAGCCAAATATCGCAGGAAAGTACAAGGATATCGGCCTGTACAAAAAATCCATCGGAGCCAAGCGCGTCAGTAATCCGAAGAAATATGGGGCAGATGAAATGGTGCGTGTCAGGGTGAAGGCTGGCACGTATCCGGATGGCGACCGCGTTGCGATGGTCGCTGGCATCTTGGAGCATGGCGATGAACACATGGAGGCCAAGGCTCCTTTCAGCAAGGCCACGGAAGGCATCGGATAGGCTATTGCGGATGCCGTTGTTCAAGGCATCAATGACGGCATTCAGAAGGCAATCAAGAAACTTGATCCAACGGCTTAACCCAAACGGCAAAAGCGGTTCATCGGGCGCGCGGCCTCTACGTCGTTCGCCGTGGCGCAAGTCGCGCGACCCGTCTCCGCAAAACAATAGGTGACTTATGGAACTGATCCAGAAAACTCTCAAGTACAAGGGCAAGGAAGAAACGGTCTACTTCAAGGAATTGACCGCCGGCCAGCGTTTCGGCTTGCTCAAGGGCCAGCGTATCTAGACTCATCCTGGCGATGAAAAGGCCACGATTGAAATTGATCTCGGCGACAATCTCGAACGCAATCATCGCCTTGTTCAGATGACTCTCGTGACGGCCGATGGCGTGCTCGTCTATCGCACCATTGGCGAGCTGCAAGCCGAGTCTGACGCGAAGGTGCGCGCGCTTGTCAAACTTGCGTCCGAAGTCCACAAGGATGACGACGAGGGAAACGCCTAAGCGGTAATCCGCAGCTACGGTTTCTTTGTAAGCTCGCCCTGACGTTCCGCAGGCCATTGCACGAAGTGATGCAATGGCCTGCATCCCACATTGATCTGTGGGCGCAGTATCTAGGCAAGGAACCGTCGCCGGATGACCGCATAGAAATTGCGCTTGCCGCGATCCAAGCCCTATATCTCAATTCGCACAAACGCGAAGGCGACCCAGCAAAGCGCATCGATGAATTCCTTTTGTTCCGCAATGCATGGGGCGATGTCCCGCAGCAAGAATCCTCAATCACTGATCTGTTAACCGAATTCGGGCACCATAACAAGGCGCGATAATGGCAACAATTGTATTTGACCTGAAGGCGATTACCGGAACCTTTACCACGGACTTTCAGCGCGCCTCGAAAGAGGCGCAGAAGGCCATGAAGGAGATCCAGGCGTCGATCAATGAGACGGCCACTGGCGCAAAAGAAGGCCTTCTGGATGCCGTGCGCGCCCTGACTGGCCTCAGTGCCGGTTAGCTTGGTCTTGGCGCACTCGCGGCAGGCCTGGGCGAGGTGACGAAACAAGCCATCGAAACCGGCGACAAGCTAAACAAGATGGCTCAAAAGGTCGGCATCGGCGTCGATTCGTTGCAGGGCTTGGTCTATGCCGCGCATCTTTCGGATGTTGGTATCGAATCACTTGGCTCCGGCCTTGAGAAATTCAATAAGGCAATTTCTGCCGCGTCGGGTGGCAGTAAGGAATAGGCCGCCGCATTCGCCGCCATTGGCGTTAGCCTCAATGATGCAAACGGAAAGCTGAAGCCGACCGCGCAATTGGTCGCGGAAGTGTCAGACAAATTTAAAGGGTTCACGGATGATGCGAACAAGACGGCGCTGGCAATGGCGCTATTCGGCAAATCTGGTGCCGAACTAATCCCATTCCTGAACACAGGAAGTGAGGAAATCGCAAAGCTCTCCAAGGAAGCAAAGCAACTTGGCCTTGATTTCGCCGCAATCGCGAAGCCATCAGAAGAATTCAACGACAATTTGACGCGCCTCAAGGGTGCGGCAGTCGGTCTTGGCGTGGATATTGCCAAAGAACTATTGCCAGTCTTGATTTCGGCAGAAGAAAGGGTGCTCGAATTCATCAAATCCGCGCGTGAGGACGGAACGATCCAGCGTTTCGCAGGCGCGATCGGCGTCCTGGTAGACAATTTTGACAAGTTCGCCGTCATCATTGGTTCGCGCATCGCATTTAGCGTTATTGCTCAGGGCTTTACTCTCATTACTGGCACGATAGCCTCTATGGGCGCCGCGGCGACCGTGACGGCTGGAT